AGATTAATTGAATGGAATTTAACAGATATTTAATTTTAGATATCAAAATACAACAGAATTCTTCAATATTGAAAGTCAAGCTGAATTTCCAGTAAATTAAACTTAATAAAGTTATAGAGATTTTTTATACACTAGATTATGTCTCCCAAATATATCAAAAATTATTTCATAACAGGAGGAGTCATATTTACAGTTGCTTTATTTAACTCTTCATAAGATATTTTTACAGCTGATCCACCTGATTTAGTTACTAGGGCATGGGTATCAACATTACTAGAAGTGTCATGTACAGCTTGTATGCTTTTTACAATAATAGTTGCATCACTAGGACACGTTAAAACAGTAGTCACATTAGTTGTAGTTAAATCAAATGTTTCGCTTTTATATCTTATTGTCATTGCATAAAGTAATTAAACGAATCTTGTTCGTTTTTCAAGTCTTGTTGATAAGAAGTATTTAGTTGGTTTTCAACAGTAGCTATTGCTTGGTTAATTTGTCTAAAACCTTCTGTAGTATATTCTTGTGGTGGTTCAGGAACATATACGTTTATCTTAGCCATTATCTTCTACCATCTGGGTTAACATCTGCTCTAAATGTACCAAATCTCCAAGTCTCATCTACTGCGGTGTTTTGTATTTTAATATTTGCAAGTCTTCCTCTAGCTCTTGTGTCAACTTTAGTTGTACTTGTTGTAATTGTAAATGGACTTAAAGCTGTATCTATACTTGATTGAGATGGATATCTTTTAACAGCTAATGTCATTTGTATGCTTCCTTGTAAATTTTTAAAATCAGGTAAAAACCTTCTCATAGCTAAAAAATATTCTCCATCTCCTTGTACTCCTAAATCAAAATCAAAAGAAGTTAAAGTAGAGGTAATAGCTGTTGTAGATCCATCAGGATTAACTTGATCAGTACCAACGTGATGTTCAAAATAAACGGTCTGGCCTAAACCATCCTCACCAACTATCACAGGAAAAGTTCCAGAAGCTGTACTATTATATTTTGTAGCAAAAGGATTTGGATAAACAGATGCATCAATCCAAGATGTTCTAGCTTCTGTACCAGGATACCAAACTTGTAATTGAGGAGTACTTTCTCCATAATTATAAACTACATATTGATCATTATATTCTGAAGAAGTAGATGGATAATACCAAACAACTTCTGTATGTAAATTGTCAATTCCAGCTGCAACTTGTTGTCCTTTAGTTGTATCAATTAAATCATAAACATAATCTTCAATAGAACATTGCATAGATTTAACTGTACCATCAAATAGGAAGAAACCATTTGCCGACATCCAATAAGCAACACCATCTATTTCAACGGCTGCATTCTTACCAATCAATCCACAGTTTGTACCTACTTGTTCAAAACCAAAAGTAAATGGAGCTCCTACATATTTCATTGTATATAATGAATTATCAGTCCAGACTAGAATTGTTTCTTTAGCTTTTAAAGCTCCTACAATTTTAGTTCCATCTTGTAATCTAAAAGTACCTGCTGTGTTAACTGCTGTTGGAGAATATAAGTTAATATTTTCTTGGTCTGAAAATCTAATAAACATATCATCTTGGGTTGTTGAATCACCAATGGTTGTTTCAGTTCCAAAATGACATAAGTGTCTTGTTGTTGGTGATACTAAAGTTAATCTTGAAGCTGTTGGATTATTAGTTGTTTCAAATCCAGAAGTTGTCGTAGATGCTCTTGTAGTTAATCTTGATGCTTCACCAGCGTTCCAAGTAAATGTTTTTCCATTTGCAATTGTTGCAATTAAAACTTGTCCATAATTATCTAGAGACCATAAACCTGGTTCAAGTGTTACATTAGAAGCAGATGCTGCTTCTCCCCACGCTCCCGATCCCCAAGTATCAATACCCCAACCATATCCATAAGATTGTGCGGCTGGACCAACATTTTCATAAGGAATAACATCTATACTTCCACCTGTTGCAACCGTTGCTGTTGCTGCTGTTGATTGTGTAATGGTAAATACAGTTGTTGATGAAACACCTGTTACTTGAAATAATTTATCTTCAAAATCAGAATCAACATATCCAGTGCCACCGGGTAAAGTTACATTATCTAATAAAACAATATCACCTGCAACTAAACCATGAGCTGATCCTGTTGTAATTGTACAAACATTTGATGTGTCAGTTGTTGCAATGGTAGCGGATGATAAAGTTGTTCTTACAGGAGTGATGTCATAAAGTTGACCCTCAAAATAAATTAATAAACATTTATCTGAACCTAAAGCTACATATCTGTTTCCAGATATATCTACGAAAGCATGTTGTTTACGAACAACTCCAACAATAGTATCTGTAACTAGAGAAGCCCAACCAGATACTTTTTCAGGAAGACCATATCTAAATCTAACGTTATCTGAATCTACCCAACGGCCTTCAGCACCAACAGTTGTATCTTGTTTGTCTATACCTGGTAAAAATTTAATTTGTTGAAGAGCCATCAGTTAGCTCCTATATGTTATCTTTATATGCCCAGCCTCTTGTTGCATTTACATAGACTAATGTAAACGCAGCTGTGTTTGTTGAAACTACTAAATCAGAAGCAGATCCTAAAATATTAGAACCATTTCTACCAATAGTTAAATTGTTTGAAGCTAAATTTGAACCACTATCTATGAAATGAACTTCGTCACCTACTGATGGTGAAGCAGGTAAATTAATTGTTACAGGTGCACCAATTCCAGATCCTGAAGTATCTACTAAAACTTGATCTCCATTAACTGTTGTATAAGTTGCACCAGGTGTTACATAACCTTTTTTTCTTAAACCTAATGAAATATTAGTTCCATTAGAATAAACTAAATTAGTTGAAGCAATTGGTAAAGTAACTCCAGTACCAGATACAGTTTTAATTGTTAAAGTATATAAAGAAGCCGATCTATTAGTTGCGTCCTCTACTACAAAAACTCTTTCAGCACTGTCTGGCATAGTAACATTTCTGTTACCTGTTAATGTACCTGTTAGTTTAAAGTAAAAATTCTTACCATTTGATACTGCACCGTTTGATAAAGCTAATGCTACATCCGATGAAGCTACATCTACTTCAATATAACCAGATACTGCTTGTTCTAATTGTTGTAAATTTGTGTTTGTTATTGTTCCCCAGGTTCCTGATTTTTCACCTGTGGTCATTAATTCTAATTTTAAATCACTTGAATATGTACTTGCCATTTTTCTCCTATGGATTGTCTGGATCTATTGGTATCCATATTCCAGTTGCACCCGGAATAATTGGGTTCCAGTTTATCACATCTACTAGGTTTGTTGCAAGCGCTAATTCTTCACCTGTAACAAGGACGGTTTGACCTAAAACAACTTGAACATTACCTGTTGCTAAATCTACTCTTTGACCTGTTGGTAATACTAGTGATTTTCCTTCAATAACAACATTACCGATGGCAAAATTCATTTGCACACCGTTTAACAATACTTGTACACTTACTCCGCCTGGTGATGCAAAAGGTGATGATGAAAAACTAGTTGCTCCAAAAAACATTATGAACCTCTACTTGTTTGAATTGGGACCCAAGTTTGACTTGCACCTGGTACAATACCATCCCATTGTCTAATATTAACTGTTGATGTACCAATATCAAATTCTTCTCCAGATACTAATACAGCAGCGTTTGCTTTAACGATAACTGTACCAGTTGATAAATTTTGTCTATTTGTTGTAACCGTAACTGTTGCATTTGCTTTAGTAGTTACATTACCAACTGTAATATCTACTTTATTTCCTGTAACAGAAATATTTGCATCTGCTGTAACTGATACTGTTCCTGTATCAGTATTAATTCTTGATCCTATTGGAGATACATTTGCTCCAGCTGCAATGTCAACTGTACCTGTAGATAGTTCTACACCTGACCCTGTTACTGAATATTTAAATGCAAAAGTAACTACACCTGTACTTAAGCTATACTGATTACCAGATACAACTACATTAGCTTTACCAATTGTAGAAACTGTTCCTGTATTTAAATTAACTCTATTGCCAGATACACCAACGACATCAGCTACATTAACTACACCTGTTGTAAAGTTAGCTTGATTACCTGTAACTGAAATATTAGCATTTGCATTAACAACTACTGTGCCAGTAGATAAAGCTGTTGCAATTCCTGATACACCAATAACATCTGCAACTTTAATATTACCGATTGTAAAGTTACACTGGCTACCTGTAGGAAATACATTAGCATTACCAACAAAGCTTACTGTACCTGTTGATTCATTTATCCTGTTTCCAGTTAAAATAACTAATGCGTTAGGGTTAAAACCTGGATCCGCAAAAGGTGCTGATGCAAACGACGTTCCGCCAAAAAACATAATATAATCCTTATAAAGGAGACAGTGAGGTATGTGGTGGAGTCACTGTCCCCATTATAAGGTTATATCAGCGTTTAAACCAAGATGGAAGTCCTAAATGTGGCCGCTTATCAAATTTGTTAAGTTCGGCTTCTTTAGATACTTTATTGTAATGCAAGAAAACTTGCGCACAATCT